GGTCCTTTCTTAAAAGGTGGCATTGTTTTATGAACACCACCTCTTTGAGATGATTTAAACTTCTTAGCTTGTCTTTGATTATAATCCGGTCTCTCACGTGGAAGTGTACTTTCCTCAGAAGGAGTTGAACGTTGTTTCCAAATATATCCCGCAATAGCCAAGACAGAAAGAATTCCAGCTACTATGTAGTTAAAATTCTTTGCAACAAAATTTGACCAATGGTTGAATAATTGAATGATGTTGTCTTTCAATCGAGGAATGTTGACCCTAGGAGTATTTAAGCAGTGAACATCAATATTATATCTTAAAGCCAAAGTATGTAATGATGATACTCCTATTAAAACACGTAAATGAGATTTCTTCTGTTTAATCCATTCAAAAAGTCCTGTTATAGATGCAGTTAGATCCTCTGTTTTTAAACACGAAATCAATGAAATAAAAGATTGTATAGAATTTCGGACGGAATTTGAGTAAATATCGAAATAAGAAGAAACTGCAGACCAATAATTAGGCATTTCAGTGTCAGGGTAATCTTCTAAATTAAATTGAACAATATCCTCTAATTCTGAAACATCCTCTTCTAAGGAATGGAAATCATACGGTAATTCACCAGTTGCATGTTCCGACTGCATTGTATCATTGGTAATAGGTTCTTCATTACTATACATTAAATTATTTACAATACCTTGTAAATTTTGAAAATAATTTACTAAATGGGTTGGGGCTGATTGCTTCAATTGTTCTATATCCACTGCTTCCATTAGACGTCTCTCATTTGACATAAAACCAGCATAGTGTTCAAGGTATTTACATGCTATAAGATATACAAGTTTCTCATACGTCACTGGTGTCCCTCTTCCATTATCAGCATCAATTTCCATAGGATTCTTCATTGTTAATAACCATCTATCTTTATCAATATTTGGAATTGTAGACACATTATCGTTCGAGGGTTTCAAATCGACACCAATAACAAAATGTCGTCGTCTTAAAACAGCATGTGGTTCAGCTGCTTTCTTTGCAACATCATTGGTAAATCCTTTGTTACTGGTATAAACACAAAATGGTGACGAGAAGAATGTATTTGCCTTCTTTTCTAAAGCAGCCATCGGTAAGGGACACGGAGCACAGTTAATTACTTTAATCATATCACCTATCATCTCTTCCCACAATTCTTCTGATCTCACTGATCCCCAATCATCAAAAAGACAAACACGTTGTCCACTATAATTTTCCCAATATTGATCCTTTGGATTTCGAGTAAATACATCTATATCAGAAAAATGGGGAAAATTCAATAATGCAAAAACATCTCGCATTAGATCCTTATATAGGTTACTCTTCCCTCGTTTTGGTGGTCCAATTAACCAAATGCTAACTGGTTCAGGTTTTTGACGCGACGTAGATCGATGACAACCTGCCATATCTTTGAGCATACCTATCTGTTTCGTTACAAAAGCTAATGTCCTTTGAACAGACGCACTCACTTTTGTTTTCAGATCAGTATTCATGGCTGTACATTCTTCCCATAATTGCTGTATTTCTAGACTTACAGCAGGTGATGCCACCAAATTATCTTCTTCAAATCGTGAAATTATTCTTTGTGCGTTAGAAAGTGTTTTCTTATACTTTTCTCCATAAGTTCGTGCCAGTAC